CGTCGATTAAGACATCAGTGAAAGGGGGTCATGCCCCGTAATTAATTGTAAAATTAATTACCCGTCTATCATTACATAATGGATAGACACATTATCTTGGTGCTAAACTCATGGTTAAATATTGAGTTCCTTGTCAGGATTCAATCCGCTACCTAAGGTATCAAGCTTATTCTTAATTTGAGTAAGATTTTGCCTATAGATAGCACCCCATGGCTTGTAACCTGGTATTTGAAAATACCATTGTTCAGGCGAAAAGCTGGCAACGTCAGGAAACATTGTAATTGGATGTGGTTGTTTTAAAGGATCAATAGTTGATGGGTTTTCACCTATAACCATTTTACCTCCAAAACCTCCACCAATTACTTCTGTTTCAGGCTCCTCTGGTAAACCACCGCATTGTTCATACGTTAAATGTTTTAATTTATAGTATGAGCTTCGCCATAGTTTATCAAGACTGTCTACAACTGATTTAGGATCTCGCTTTAGAGATACTAATTTGTCAACAGATTCAATACGCATCATATCCAAACAGTCCATCAAACTTATTTCAGGTTTGAATTTCATCATTTGTATATCCTTAATAATAGATTTAACCCTATTTCTTAAGGCATGTAACAAAGGATGACCTGCTAGAAGTGTAATATCAAATGTTTCATCTAATTTAGTATATGATTTAACAAAATCATCATACATATTAGATACATTATTAATTGCACCTTCAGCTTGACCGTGAAGAGATAAAGATAAGAGGGCCTTCATAAATGAAGGAGCTACCTCTTCTGACATGTTACCACTGTTGAAGTTACCTAAATTCTTAGAATTTAGATATAATCGCAACTCATTAGGAGTTGTTAAATTATATGCGTAACGGATACAATGATAAAAATCATAACAACGGTTATAAGTATTCTTAAAGGTAAAATGCTTTTGAGTATATAATTTTCCAAAGAATTTTATATATTCAGCAGCAAAGTTATCTCCTTCTTTTATTGCATTATTATATGCTTTAATTGAAGGTAAATTAGGAATACTTATAAATAAACCGTCGTAAACTTTACTAATCAGCGTAAGAACCGTACCGTTAAAATTAGTAGTATTCTTTCTAACATAATCAACTAGTAATTGTAAAACTACATGTTGGTTATCAATGTTATTAAGAATACCTCTAAAGGGTACAGGAGAGATCTCGATTTTATTCTTAACTCACCTCTTTGCAAATTCATACATATTATTACTAATATGAGTCTTTTGTGTAGAGATTTCAACACCTAGTTTAGTCATAATTGAAATATATTTTCTAGCGACTTTATCATTTCTTATAACGATATCGTCACCCAGAATAATATAATCTGTAAAATTATCAGATTGTATAGATAATTTTGCAGCTCAAGCTACGACTAAATGGTGTGTAATAGTGAAGGCTGCCCAAGAGCTATACGCTCCCATAGGCTGCCCAACACTGTAAGCTAAAGAATCAAACCGAGTGATTTGTTGATACTTATCTCTCTCCTCGTATGTGAACTTTCTATCTGTTAGTATAGAAGCCCACGCTTCAGCAAAATCTCTATTATTAAAAATAATAGATAGTAATTTTGTCTGGAGATCGATTGGGAATCGGTCTGTAGCAGCACTTAAATCTAATGATCAAAATTTGTCTCCTTTACATGGAGATCAAATATTGTGGGGATCTTGAGTGTAAGTTCTATCCTGCGGTAATTTCTTAAGTAAATTAAGTATTATCGTATGAATAGGTTTTAGAATAATTTGTGAGTTATAATCTAACATCGCAATTACTCTATACTTTAACTCAGGATCTTTAACTATTGAGAGTTTTCCTAACTCAACAGTATCTTTACACTCTTTAACAACTGCTGGATGATTTTTAAGTGTAATTAAAAAGTTACCAAAAACCTTGATATAGGTAAATTGGTACATTAATTTCACAAAATGATCTAGCATAGTGGGTCTAAACTCACTAATTCTCTGTAAAGCAAAAGCACCAGAAACGGTACTTTTACCAAATGGAGAAGATTTACTACTAAGATAGTGTAAATCGTTGTTAAAGAAAGGAATTGGAGATGTTAATTCATGCTTATTAACTCACTCTTTAATAAAATAAAGAGGTATACTATAATTTTTACCTGTATATGGTTTAGTTATAGTAGAAAAGTCAATAAGTTTTGAACTTAACTTTTGTTTCTCCTCTTCCTCACGTGTAGGCTTAATAGATCTGGAATAAGAAATAAGAGACATAACTGCTCTTAAATTCTTATAATCCTTAGAATCTATATATTCCTTCAGATACAAGAAGCGTTTTGGAAACCCTTCTTTAGTTAAACTAACACCCTTATCATTAGTATATAAAGGAGTACCACACATATAACGAGTTATATGTAGACGTACCTGCTTAACATATCTAATCATATAAATTATACCAGACTTTTGTCTAATAGACTCAAGTATGAATATAAATTGTTTAGTATGTTTTGGGGGAAAATTAAACATGAGGAATAGCAACCGAGATGTTACTTTAATAGTAATATTTAGGATTTGTTTGTTCATAATTGTTAATTAT